GTACAGACGTTGTTAGTGAGTTGCATGGGTGGTTCGTTTGGTATGAATATAGTATAACCCCTCCAGGGGCATCCTGAAGGGGTCGTGTGACACTACGTAAGGTGGTTGCCTCAGAAGTCTGCTAGAAGATCTCCTGGTAGGGTTTCGGGTGTCTCCCACAACTCTTGTTCAGTCATCTCACGGATGACACTCTCACGGAGCTCGTAATCATTAAAGATGTCGCCTTCAAATTCATTCATGATTCAAATACTGGGATGATTTGGGTTTTAAAGTGTTGTGTCTTATTGATGTGTTGCTCCCATTGGGAAGCATCATCAAGATTATAGAATACTGCTTGTTCCATAACAAGTTTTTTCTGGTTGGGCGTCATATACACTACAGCGTACTTCATCAATTAACTTCGGGAGTGATTACCAATTACAGGGACGATATGTTCCATGTCATGTATACTTACAACTAAACGTACTTGACGTGATGGTTGGTTTGGAAACTCTTTAATACAGATACTACATGTACCTGTTGCTGGATCAACAAACACAATTACACCTCTATGTTCTTTGTATATTACTTCTGTTCCGACTGGATACATTTGGGTTTCTAATTCTTGATCTGATTGTTGTCCAGGTATTGGATCGACCATAGAGAAACTCAAGTGGGTTTGGTTTAACAATCATACTCTTTATTTACCATGCCAATCATCTGCTGTTGCAACTCTTCAATGTAACCATCTTGAATACAAATCAGTTCGTTTTGATCTTTGATAAGAGATTTCATCTCATCAACCATTGCAATTTCTGTTTGAGTCATTGTAGTATTGAAATACAACTATACTACTTAGTATAGCAGGGAAATTCAAATTAGTCATCAATGTCAGTGTATAAGAATTTCCCATCAGGGTTGATTCCCATCTCTTCACAGCGTACCTCATAAGCAATACGCTTGAGGAGTTGGGGATCATAGTTAGCAACACTGTTGATGATCGTCCGACGAAGTTGTTGGTCTAGAGTGCTGTCGCTGATCATGGTTAGTGCCTTGACTACCTTTGTAGTATAGTCGATCAGTCTTCAGTGTCAACACCATCTAGACAGTTTACCAAGTGTCTCTCTAGATCAGTATCAGACACATTATAGTGCTTTGCTAGATTACGACATTTAGAGGGATCACTGCTCCACATTAGAGCATGTAAGAAGCGTATTTCTTCCTCACTAAGCAACAATGTCATCATATTTTATCTCAAATTTGGAATATGGAACCCGATCAAATCCAGACAACTGGTATCCTTCACGGAGTGCTTGAATAATAATGTTATCATATGAGTGTGAATGTAGCGGAATGTGGCGGTGAATCAGATAGTCTTCACAATCTTCAGCAAGTGCTTCCTTAATTCCGTGTGGCAGGGACTCAAAGTCAAACATAGGATTAATGTCTCTCTGGAAGATTTAGGTCGATGTTTCGGTATCCTAACATTAATTCCTTCAAATTTACTGCTTTCTCTAGATTTTCTTTATGATGCTTAACAATATCATCGACACATGATAAAATCTCCTCGTATGTACGTCGAGCATCTACCTTAGGATCCTGTAGATAGTCATCGATGGCGTCTTGCATCCTATCTTTACGCTGTATACTATATTCCGAATTCCAATCCATTTCAGTCATAGTGTTCTCCATGTCATATTATTATACCACGTAATCACCAAGTCCACAACACCCATGAGTATCGTGTACCTTTCGTAACAGGTTTGACTTCATGTGGATACAAAAATACTGATGGAAACTGTATAGCATCGCCTTGCTTCAGTTTAATCTCCTCACCACACATCATAAACTCTCCACCCTCATAGTCATCATTAAATACACCAACACAAGTCATAATAGGAATACCTCTTTTTTTACCATCAAATAGACTATGAATGTGATCTACGTGTCTAACAATACCTTCACCCTCATTATACTTGTTAAATCTGATTCCAGAAAAATAAAGATTTGGTCTAGCATTATGTTTATTAACATAATTAGTAAAAAAATTCATTATAGGATCTTTCATCAAGGTCTGTACTTCTACATTATATGACACATCAAAGTCTTTCCTATCTTTAAATTCAGACTCAGCATTATTATACCATCGGTGAGGACCCCAATGACATTTGTCTAGTACTGAGATATACTCTTGGCACTGCTCTGATGTGAATAGATTGTCAACCATCACATAATCAATTAAGTTTTTCATGGTCCTTTATTCTCCTTTTAAATTTTCGCTTAAGTTGCCAATTATTGAATTTAATCACAGCACCCATAGTTATGAGATAATACTTCAGTTTTATTTGTACCATTAGATTACGTAATTGTAAGTCTATGTACATACCAACGTTAGGATCTATGATGATCAACATTAGTACAAAACCAAATGTCCCAAGCAATACAATATAATATGTGTCTACCATATACATGCCTTTGAAGTCCTGGGTGCATTAACAGCAGTCAAGTATGGTTGTTGTGACATTACCTGAATTTCATAACGATAGACACAGTTCCAAAGAATTTTCTTAACTCCACTTGACACCTTCACACTCTTATGAATGTGATAGTGATCAACAGGGAAGCACACCACTGAACCCTTTTTAGGTGATACCATGATTTTATCATTCATAAATTTAGTTTCACCGCCATCAAAATCATCATTCAAATAGGTTACGATAGAGAATTCAGGAAGATTAACTGGAGAGTGATCAGAATGCCATTCATAAGAGTCATTTTCATTATACATACGAACTATATTCCGACCCTTCCATACGGTGTCACCAGCACGTGAAGATCTAATCAGTTCTGTTTTATCCCAATTATAATATATCCATTGATTATTTTTGATATAGTATTCACTAGCAGCATTAATCCACTTCCATGCCTGAGAATCTATATCAGGATAGTCATCAAGTACATACGTATCATTGTTTCTTTTCTTAGTCCTAAAATCTGCGAGAAGTTTAGGATTATGGAAATCAAACATACCCAGAAAATAATCAATCTCATTGTGTGGGATGAAGTCTTCTAGTTCCCATATATATTTTGTATGTTTTACTACATTCATACCAAAAATGCCTCCAAAGCACCAACGTAAGGTTTCACCTTCTCAGGGTATTTAACAATAACCAGTTCTGTCTTATCGTAACGTTTGGTGCCAGACATCTGGTAAGGAAATGTAAGATACCTGAACTCAGTCCACCCTTCATATAGATTACGTACACTGTCACTATTATCATAGGACATCACGAATCCACCCTTGTGTTGCTTCAGTATCTCACAGAACTGTTCATGGTTAAATGATTTGTGAAGAGCACCATCTTTACCATAGTAGTGACTCACAGTCTCATAATATGGTGGGTCCAGGTACAAGAAGTCATTTTCATGTGCTGGGATGGTGTCGAAGCAACTACCATAGGCAAACGACACGTTGGGAGCATAGAAATTCCTAAGTTTATTCACACCCACTAATCTGAACTCTGCTCTACTACGAACAGTAGAACATCCGATCTTACCTGAGTACGAACCCTTGATTGCAAGGTAGAATGATAGTGCTCGCTCCCACTTGTCCTCACTATCTAATCCTGGAAGGAATGATTTGTAGTGATCACTGTCAACTAGTGGAAAATGCTCCTCTGCCATGTCGGCAAGGATAGCAGCACCACCATTGCCCACCACGATCTCCCAGAAATCTGCTAATGGGCGAAACACGTCATAACCTTGAACCTTGACTCCCTCACTGGCGATCAGCATTTCAGTGCTGCCACCACCCCAGAAGGGTGACACAAGATATTCGATGCCAGGATTGACATCACGAATGATCTTGATCAGATCTTTCTTCATTCGATTCTTACCACCAGCATAGCGATAGAGAGAATGATTAGTTACTTTTTGAGATGGGACCATGAATAGGTGTTACGAAGAACATTGGCGATAAACTTATCTCTATTATATCCTACAGGTTGGTGATTTGACAAGTCTAGACAGTCACACATAATAGATGCATATGTGTCGTTGTTAATCTTTCCGTTTACATAATTTGAAGCAGCAACACGTATAGTATGGAACATTTGTTGTGCCAACTCTTTGTCACCATACAAGTGTTCGTGTAGAATAGTATTGAGAACTGGTTTGTAGTTGCCTTGACTACCACCAGAACGTACTTCTCCCTTCTTAGTTAAACGAAATGGTTGTATTGATGACATACCAATATTACGCCACATGTACTTCTCATAGCGTTTAGCACACATAGGAGCAAACTTTGCTAGATCTTCCTCATCCATAGCGAGGATCTTGACCTTCTCTTTCTGTCCTTTAGCAGATGCTTTGAGCATATCAGCATACCAACTAGTAAACTCTCTCTCTCCTTTATCAGCACGTTTCTGCCAACGATCAACAAACACCTCCATGGTGGATTGGCAACGGTTCTCGTTGACATTGTATAGAGTCAAGATCATGTTATCTGGATGATCTCCACCGTTAGGTGTGATATGCTCAACCTGTAAGTCAAGAATATGATGTGGTCCAGTCAAAGTATAAGCACACTTACGATCTTGCTTCAGATACATTTGACACAGAAGAATACCACGCTGTTGTGTAGGATTATCTGTCAGTGATTCAGTGACTGGATCCCACCAACCAAGGCCACCCTGCTGACCAGACTTACGAATCATGGCACGATCAGCTGTAGACTGAGAATTATAGAAGTCAGATGCTTCTTCCCATGATACTTCAACAGTATTTACTTTAGATCGAATAGCATTGCCACCAGATAGTAGAGTCTCTTTGTTATCCAAAAGAGCTATAGTTTGTTGCCAATCAAGAATTTGGTGACCAGGAATACGAATTGAGTTCATCAGACAGTGACGGAAATAGCAGGAAGACCCTTGACGAAGATAGTTTCGACAAGGTTTTGAAGACGTTTGATAGTGTGAGCACCGTAGTTCTTGAAGACAGGTACGATGACCTTACCACAAGACTTACGGTACATGGCAAACTTGCCTGGAATAATCTTACCACAAGCAATGTCAGCAGCGTCATCTTTGTTAAGACGGATAACACGACCAACAGTTTGTGCCATTTGGATGACATCAAGTTGACGAAGGAACACACAGTGTGTTAGACCGTGAACGTTGATGCCTTCGGACAGAATGCTGTAGTGGAAGATCACAAACTTACGGTTTGGATCTTTGCCCCAAGCATTGAACGTGTCAAAGAACTGCTCACGGTTGACCTTAGTCTTGTTCACATAAGCACCATACTTGCTGGTGATGTGAAGTACATCATAACCCTTCTCATGAAAGAAGTCAAACACAGTGGTCTTGGAAAGCAGATTAAACATGACCCTGCTGCTAGGAGCAGCGATAAGGATCTTGTTACCATCAGCATCAATGTCTTCAATTAGAGCAGTGAGTGTGTCTTTATCAGACTCATGGGAGAACTGACCCTTGACTCGCTCAAAGTCAACCTCATAGGATATAACCTCAGGAGCAAGAATGCTGCCGTTGTTAAGCAGTTCAGGAGCAGGTACATTCTCAAGTACAGGACCATAAACCATGTTATTGTTCATGCCACGTCCGTAAGCATTACGAGTGTGCTTAGGTGTGGCGGTGAAGAAATAATAGGACTTAGCATCAACATTGAGTACAGACTCAAAGAAGTCACGACGGACAGCATTGTGTGCCTCATCATAATAGATACAGTCAATATCAATGTCAGACTCTACAATACGACGGAGACTGTTGTATGTGGTGAATATAATCTCATGAAGACCAGCAGCTTTACATACACCATGATGGCACTGAATCTGTTGAACTTTAGTGCTGCTAGCAAAAGAAGTCTCACCACTATGAACGTGAAACATCTCAGCATTTACAGTACCGTTGAGAGCATTCCAGAACTCATCACACAATTGGTTTGCCAGCAGAATACGTGGGGCGACCACTACAATAGTCTTTGGCGTGGTGGCAGCAGTAAGACGACGCTCGGCATCTTTGATCATGACGAGAGTCTTACCACCACCTGTGGGGACAATTACTTGACCAAAAGAATTGTTCTCAAGAGCAGCGAGTGCTCGCTGTTGGTGAGGACGAAGGGTGAGCATTAATACCTTGCTGACTACCCTGTTATTATAGCAGAAAACCGCCCTTGTGGGGCGGTCTAGTCCAGTTATGGAAGTGGTTCTGGTCGTGGTTCTCGGAGTCCAGTCATCCCATCGTTTCCTCTAACATACAATCCATTACTGAAAATAACATATTGAATGAAATAGTCAGTATCATCTGGTTTAATATTAGGGAAATTCTCTCTACAGAAGTCATCTGCTGACTCCTCAGTAGTAAATTCTACAAATGTAAACTCATTGTACAATAGTTTGTCAAAGATTGCTGGATCCTCAGACTGCATATTCAAATAATATGAGGAATAGATAGCATTTGCTTTAGTAGCATCATCTACACCATCTGGTCCGACAGTTCTTAACAACACCATGGTTGATTGTGTTGCCTCTGTGTAGTGTCTCATCCACTCCACAAAATTTCTAGTTGTTACGTACATTATATTACTCCAAAATGTTCAAGTTTTCAATTACAGCACCAGTTAAACCCTCATTGAGTTTATACTGCTGAATCTTATCCCAAATCTGTTTGTTCAATGGAAGTCCACCCTCTTTTTCACGCTCTTTAGCAAGGATAGCAGACTGTTTAATATCACCTGTAAGTTGTTCAGCAGAATAATCTCCTGCTTCATATGGACTAAACTTGAAGTGAGATGGTACTGATAGATACTCAGTTTCATGATCTGGATCAAATTCATGATAAGCAAAGGGATCAATAGGCCACTTATACTCTTCATCCCAGATCAGATAATCTAGCATGTCATCAAAATCTTCTGGAGTCTTGACATTTTCACGTAGATATATTCTATAAGCATTCCACAGTTCTAGTTCATCAGTGAAAGTTTCGGTAGCATCTGACAGTTGTGACCAATCAGAACCACGAAGCAATTTGGTTAGGTTTTGTTTCTTTAACTCATCAGTTTTAGCGAGGTATTCTTGTCTAGTAGCAACATCAATAATTGCTTTCGACTTCACAATATCAGCATCAGTTTGCTGTACTGCTAGTGCTGCCTTCAGAATATCAAATAGTTCTTTTACTTGACCAGAGGTAAGATCATTCTTCTCATATCTCAACCACTTTGAAGTTTTTGAAGAAAAATCAAATTTTAGTTTTTCCTTCTCAAAGATATGATCACCATCTTCAAAAACAGCAAAAGTTACAATTCTATCATTTTCGTTAGACCACTCATCTGGTAGATTATTGTGTAGGTTGTTATTGATCTGGGTGTCAAGTTTCGTACCAAGGTAAGTCCACTCACCTTCTTGCTTGACACGAACAACCATCAGACGATGTAAAGCATCCCATTCTAGAATAGGTTTTCTTTCTTCTGGTGGTAAGATTTTCTCAAATTGAAAATCGTCTGGATTAAACGCCATTTCTATTAGAATACCTTTTTACTATTTAGAACGCTTTGATCATCCACTTGGTCCACACATAAGGTGTGACTATTGGAACTTGATCTTGTGGTGAGAAAGATGGAGTAGGAATCAACTGTTTAGTCTGTTGTAGTGTAAATGTACCAGGGAGAACCTGAATACCAACATCTAAAGCAGAGAAATCTAGATTAACTGAGACGTTGGCTCCACCAGAGAAAGATTGTAGTAAGGTACTCTGTGTACCACCAGTCTCATTATTACCATAACCATAGATTGAATTATTATCAACAGCCGTCAATGAAACATAGTGGTTATGCTTCAATTTATTGACAGGGTTATATGATTTAACAGTAGCTAGTTTCTCAGGAATGTCAACTGTACTAATGAACTTTCTAGCGTTATCACCACCATACGCTCCAGTCTGACCTGTGAATGGTATAGCATCTAGATCAATATAAGAATTGATTTCATTGTAAACAGCAGCAGTAATACCAGACTGTACGATAGTAACACTACCGTATTCACCAATATCTTTCCAACCTTCCCAACCTGGGGTAACATTATTAG